CATATGATTTAAACTCTTTTTCGCCTACAAGAACTTGTAATGAATGTTCTGAGTTATAAATCTTTTCAAGTTTTGCATCATCTTCACTCAATGGTGCTGGTGTAGAAAACTCAGACTTATCATAAGATTGATAACCATCAACTTTACGAATCTTCAATTTGAAGTTTGCACCTTTCCACAAATCAAATGGATCAAAAGGTTTTTCGTCAGGGAATGTGGGATTCCATGCTTCTACCAATTTCTCATAGATTTTCTTACCGTACTTGAATAAAAATACTTTACCTTCATTCTCCGGATGCTTAGGGTCGGAAACAACATAGATGTTAGAAACATAATTTAATTTACGTTTTCTATCTCTTGCTACTTGTTTGTTTGCCTCGATGCCAGAATTCCATAACAAACTATTACTCTCACAAACAGGACAATTCTTACCGTGAGTTGTTAAACAATTATCAATTAACCAGCCACCAGGACCTTGAAAGCCGTGATGCCAGTATTTGACCCATTGTAAACCATCTTCACCATCTTGCGGTGGTGTAGGTAAGAAACGTATTTCAGCCATACCATTACCAGCCTTATCGACTTCTGGTTTCCAAAATAGTTCTTTGTTTGATGCACCATCGAATGAGGTGTTGAGTGCTTCAGCGGCTTTTGCAAGACGGTCTAGATTTGAACCTTCTTCCGCTCTTTTCTTTAATTTAGAAAAATCTACCATGTGTATTTCCTTTCGTTGTATACGTTGTATTTTCGTTTGATTTCACAGTTTTCATAATATAGTCTATTTATAAGAGTTTTTGTAACTCTTCTATTGTTTCTTTGGCATTTTTATGCCAAATTGCAATTCCACCGGCTTCAATCCAATCATCAATAACACTTCTAGTGTCATCAATAATGATTGAGTCCTTATTCGCAAATTTGTACTTGAGAGACTTACCAGGTACAAAATGTCTTGGGTATTCGATACCGTGTTTCTTTAACCATATAGTCTTCTGCTCAGAGATTGTTTCATGTGAATCTTCTCTTGCAGATGAGGATAGAATGCGAGTAGGGGGATAGGCTTCATTTAAGAACTGTATGAGTTCTTTCATGTCTTCCATAGGTTCAAGTGTTTCAAACTGACGAGTCTCAATGAAATGTGTAAAACTCTTACCGAATGTACCTTTACGTTCAGCCATATCGGTATGATTATTGTACAGTTCTTGATAACGTTTTTGAAAATCACAGATGACGCCATCCATGTCTAAGTAAATTGTTTCAATCATAATAAATGTTCCTTCATAATATCTCTACATCGATCCTTATCAAATTTTAAAAATGCGACATATTTTAAAATAAGATTTTTTTTCTGAGGCCATATTATAGTTTCAGAAATCTTTTCCGACCACATTGTGGTAAACTTCAATAGACTTTCCATGATACATATTGTTTCAAGTTTGATATTCCCATGCATCCATTCAGAAAGCAATTTCGGGTAATCGCCACGATTTACTTTCAATAACTCCGATGGGCTATCTTGGACTAAATCTTTTAAATGCAGTATATCTTGTTCAAACTCGTACATCAATGATTGTTTTGTTTTTTGCCATTTGCGATAAACTTCATCAGATTCAGTATCAAGTAAATCACCAGCCCATTTAACATTTCTTACCAAGAAATTTGCAACTAAAAAATCTATCAATTCATTATACGAATACTTTTTTGCAAGTTTGTAGAATTGAAATTTATCTTTTCGTCTTGCGAATTGATCTTTGGTAATATTAGACTTTCCGTTATACTTAAAAAAGTCATAAGAATCAGTAGTAAAATGGAGTTTGATGGCATTATAAAGTGAACAAGCCGCAAAGCCTGTATTCTCATCATTCATATTGGTAGTTTAGAAGTTCTCTTAAGAAGATTTAATTCTTGTGCCTCATCTCGTATCTTTACTTTCAATGCCGAGGTGAGTAGCTTTGATGCTACATCGACCTCAAGGCCTGTCTGTTCACAATGCCAAAGAATTGCTTCCATTTTAGATATTCTTTTGTCAGTTGATATTGTTTCAATCAAAAGAGAAAAGTCGCTTATTTCAGATTTAGTTGGTGTAGTCATAGTGTAATTATATCACAATTAAGTTAATGATTCAAGTTATTATTTTGCATAAAACACATGATTGCCTATTATCTTCACCGGATGAATATTTGTCCAACCAGGATGAACATATGTGGCGTGATAGAACATCACATTCGCTTTCGCAATATCTCTGTGTAGTATCGATTCAGTTAATGCTTTATGTGCGACCAGAACTGATTCTTCCCATGCGTATTCATTACGAACAGGATAAGATTTCTCACATGTCCATGTGAACTGGCAAGTTTCACCAGTCTTTTGATACACTACACCACATATATCCGATGGATAGTTTTTGTTTTGTGTACGATTCATCACCACTTGGGCTACTGCTAGTTTACCTTCATAAGGTTCCATAGCGGCTTCATAATATAAGTTTTTTGCCATACAAAGTATTTGTTTGTTGAACTCTGCTTTAATTGTATCTGTTAAAGTAGAGGGTTGTTTAGCATTAGTTGTAATAAGTGTCAATGCTAAAATAAAAATGATAGTTTTTCTAAAAAACTTCATTAGTTCTCCTTGTTAAGAAAGAGGCCGAAGCCTCTCACCCACAATTAACTATGTTTCTTAGTTTTTACTTCTACGTGTGGGGACGGTGTTTGAGACACAAAATCATTCAAGACTTGGGCCTTGGCGATAATGTCGTTCTCTGTGGGGTAGTTTGGCATTACTGGTACACCTGGGGCTGCTGTGCCTGCAATCTTTGCGGCTTCAATCTCTGTGTGCCATGCCTCTGATAGTGTTTGACGCTTTGAATGAAAATCATCGGTCAACATATCTTTCGCCATTTTAAGTAATTCTAGGCGGATTTCATAGGGTGTCATACTCATAGTTTTCTCCTTTATGTGTTTTGAGTGTGTGTAAAGTTTGGACTTTTATTGAGAGTCCTCAACTCATATATCTATTTAGACTATTAGAAACTTACACGGCCTGTAATACCGTATGCTTTGTCTTTAATGTCTTGGAAAGATGCAGAGCCACCAACTTCAACTGCAAATGTTTTTGTAACTGGTAATGAAACACCAGCATATGCAACTGTTTGTTTTGGTGCATCTTTGTCCCAATTTGCGTGAGTCTTAGCACCTGCAAATGCATATGTAGGACCTACTGGAACACCTGCTGTGAAACCAACTAAACCGTAGTTATATGCTTGGTCTTTTCCACCGTTTAAGCCTTGGTCACGTCCAGCACCTACGTATACATTCAATGGAGATACTACTTGATAACCAACTGTACCTTCTACACTGTTGAACATACCGCCAGCGTTCTCAACTTGTGTACGGTCTTGAATAGCAATGTTGAAACCAGCACCGATATCTTTATTGGCACGAACTGTTTCTACGACTGCGTTAGAACGGTCTACACGACTTTTATCATTCTCTACACTCAAAGAAACGTAATCACCTGCAATTGCAGACAATGCTGATACTGCCGCTAAGGCAACTAAAACTTTCTTCATCTAAAACTCCTTTTGTTAATAAAATAGTTGATTATTAAGGAAATCAACAAAAACCATTATAACATACTTTTATTATAAATACAAGTGATAGCCACGATATTTGCCGTATCTGCTATCTCTAGAACTAAAATCTTAACAGGAGTTCCAGCATGAATATTTATTCGTTCTATGTATACGCTTATTTACGAACAGATGGTACACCATACTATATCGGAAAAGGATCTTTTACAAGAGCCTATAAAAAAAGCAAAAAAGAAATAAAAAAACCAAAAAACAACAAAAACATACTAATTGTCGAAAAACATCTTTCTGAAGTGGGTGCTTTTGCTTTGGAGAGGCGTCTTATCCGTTGGTATGGTAGGAAAGATTTAGGTACCGGCATATTAAGAAATATGACTGATGGTGGTGAAGGAAATTCTGGCACTAAAAGAACCAAAAAACATAAAGAAATCATTAGGAAATTTATGTTGGGTAATACTCATGCAAAAGGTCATAGAAGGCCTGGAACAAAACCTGAATTAAATAAACACAAAATATATATGAGTTGCTTACATTGCAATAAACAATTTAATATTGGTAATTTTACAAAACATATCAGAAAAAATGCCAACTGATTCTGTTACTAGGACAGTTGGCGAAACCCTAAGCCACGTTTAGGCGGCTAATGCGTATAACTCTTCGTTTGCAGTTATTGAATTTTGCTTTTAACGTCTACTCCTGACGAGTTGTCTGTGCCTCTACTTGTTGCCCTGTCGAAACTATGCAGGCCCATCAAAAGCACACTATCTCTACTTAAAG